ACATAGTCATTCAATCAAACCAAATCCATTACCAACCGGTGATGCGAGTGACTTAAAAGAAATATCAATAGGAGATAAATGATTACACCGAAAGTAAATTGGGAATTTGAAAAGCAATTTGGCAAAGGAGTAGATCCTTGGTATGCAAAGGCAGAAAGGTGGGCAAAGAAACAAAAGTTTCCGATCTCTTTTCTTGCATTAGGACTTATTGCATATCTTAAAAAAGTATGGATCAATGTAAAAATTGAAAATACAATGAAGGGTGTTGACAGACAAGTTGAAGATCTTCATGAACTTTGGGATGAAGAGGAAACAAATAATAGGATGAACGTTATTGCACAAAATGGAAACGATGGATTACATTATTCAGAAACTCCATCAGAAGTAGATGGTTTAAATGATATGTCTATTTCCTTTTCAGAGGAGGAAGACCCTTCTTCTGACGATACTCATTAGTTTTTATTTCTGCACGGGAAGGTTTATCAATTTTCTTTCCTAGTTTTTTCTTTATAAAGTCAGTTGTTTTTTTAATTATAGGTTTTATAATTCTCAATAGTAATGGTGTTGCAGCAGCACCCGCTGTGGCCAAAACTGCTATTGCTACGGTTGTGGTTGACTGATTTACAGATGGCAGAAATTTTTCGACAGCTGTGGTATCCTCATACAAAGTCACACAGGTTTTTCCGTCTTCACTGAGTTCATGACCTATTACTCTTTCATCTCCTGATTGTGTGATATCACCAACTCTTAGTTGACCAGGCCCCGGACAAGCAACATCTTCGTCTTTTGCCTCTGGTATTGCATCAGGTGTAAACTCTGGTGGTGTAGGTGGTGGTTCGACAGGTGGTGGTGGAGTTTCTCTTGTGATTATTAATTGCTCTGGTTGATAATCCATCGCATCATATGATGGATACTCACCATGTGGACATAGGGTGGTAACACCATCCTCATCTTGGTTTACAAGATCATGATCGAAAGGCATTCTTGTCACATGATCTTTATTATCCTGATGCATCTTCACACATCCCGGCATTTCTACAATCGGAAATCCAATCTGTGTTGTTACAGATGGATGATTACTTGGCACAAAAGGGATTTGATATAACCATTGATCGTTAGTGCCGAATTGAGGTATCGTTACGTTTGGTATGTCAATTTTTTGTATCGGTTCCATTAACAGGCCCTGTCACTTTTGGCATTGATTGTTGAATCCGTGTGTCAACTATCTTTTCAATCACCTCTATCATGTACTTTCGATTCTCATCAACTCTTTGTTGTTTTGTCATATTCAAATAGATTATCACACCCACGAGGATGAGTGATATTCCAAATGATGCTGCTGACATAATATTAAATAGTAACTTCATCCTTGATCCAGTGTGCCGAATGATCTACGAATCTCTCTGAGTTCTTCAAAGTTTTTCTGTTTTGTGCCTCCATCATAACCCCATGCGTATCCTTCGGTTATCATTTTTTCGTTGAGTGATACATCATCATCGCCAACGTATAACCAACCAAGCAACCTACCATACTTACCCATGCCACCTTTGAGTTCAGTTCTAATAGTGAGTTCATCATCTCCATCAATTGCTCCTTCTAGTTTTTCCTTCATCCAGTTTGTGGCATCTATTCCCAATGCTTTCTCTTCCAAGTCTCTTGTTCTCTTCTCCGGTGTATCAACTCCTGCAATTCTAACTCTTTCTTTCTTGTATAGATCAAACCCAAGATCAATGGTGACATCAATAGTATCCCCGTCAACAACACGATTTATCTCCGTTACTCTAAAGTTATAGCAGCTTTTCCTGCTCGGTGGAATCATCGCTCCCATACTGTGCCTCCATAAAATCATCTAGTGCACTATTTATAGCATCAGATGGATCTGTCATTTTTCTTTCTCTTTGTCCTTGCTTTATATATTCGATTGCATCGTAAACATGATTCCATTGACTTTCCTCTATCTCTAATTCAAAGGCACCAGCTGGTGGTGTCACAGGTGCAGGTGCACACATGGTTAAAAAGAATAGTGGTAGTATCAGTAGTTTATTCATCATACTTCTTCATCACAACCACTGGTGCAATGACTCGATGAAACTCACGAAAGTATTCTTGTCGATCCTTTGCATACTCGCGTTCTTTCTTTTTAGTCATTTGGCCAAAAATGGTCGTATCTCATTATGTAGTATATCACGATACCTACAGAAATCAACAGTATCGTTATCATCCATACGATGCTCCAAACAATCAATCCCTCTGTCTCCAATCGTCTGGTCTATCATTCCGAAACCAATCAGCGATATCTCCTGCATCTGTGAAACCCCTTTTATGTTTCCTTGAATCGGAGTCTCCTATATTCAAGTACTTAAGAAAAGAATCGTCATCACTTGACGCTAACCGTCTTGCTGATTGTAACATACCTCTTGCTGATGTGTTTGCTTTTGCCAATTTCTCTGCCCATATCATATCTTCCAATCCAACTTCTTGTTCTGCTGCAATAGATTTGCAGATGTCTACTAACCGTAGACGATATGCGGTAGATAACATAAACTAATAAGTAATATTAGTATTATCTATGCGATCATTAGCATTGCTTTTTGTAATTCTTTGGAATGCTCATATTCGTCTTGTGCGATCTCTTGTATCTTAGTATCCTCTGGATGATACGCACCATATTTTACATATGTTTCAAAGGCATGCTTTTCAATCTTCATATTAATATCGTATGCGTCAATGGGATCGATAAGATAGTAAGCAACCATAATCCAATAATAAAGAAGTACAAGATGTTTAGCAAAGAACCGATCGATCCAGTGCTCGTCACCTCCTCTCTTTTCCATTTCTTCCAAATGCTCTGTCTCATTTAATGCTTGATAGAAATGTTCTTTCATCAAATATATATGATCTTCTCCTCGCAGGCCAAGAGATTCACGAAAATGTAATACACTTATGAATGAGAAGTAAGGTGCTCTGGCGATGACTTCCAGAACCCAAAATCTTTGAAAGTCTCTGCCTCTGTATAGAAAGTCAAGGATATAGACAGTTGTATCCAAGACCCATGAGTTAAGTTTTTTCATCTTCTTTAATAATAGAATCCAAAGAAAAAGGATGTGCCTGTAGATAGGGCACATCCTCTCTTGCGTGTTTTACTGCTTCAAATGCGTCATCTGCATATTCACCAATCTCGTGGTGTTCATTGGCTTGATCGTGCCAACCAAGTGTGTAATGGGACATGATAGTTTCAACTCCAGTACATTATTATTTAGTATAACATACTAGGTATAATTACGCATCAAGGTGTGGACTCCCACACATTACTCTTCTTCTTTTTTGGAGTTAGATTTGATGCCTTTTTCAGCAGCATAAAGTGCGAATGACTTAGTTGCTAAACCTTGCATCGTTTCTTTGATTGCTTGTGTGTCTGCATCAGAGCAGATCTGCTCTTCAAAACATCCTACCACTGCACCTGCAACTATAAGAAGTTCTGCTACGACAACTGCGAATACTAAACGGAATGCCCATAGACCTCCGTTGAATTGTTTAATCGCTTTCATTTACTTTTTAGGTTCGTCTGCGTTTGCAAGTTTAACTGGTGCTTGCTCAATACGAATAGTTTGTGCGGGTGCAGTTTGTGATGCTGCTGCAATTAACTTTTCAAGATCTCCTTTTGAGATCGCACCGGGTGCAGGTTTTCCTGCACTCTTTTTATCTTTTGCCGTCTGAATCCCGAAGCTAGCTAAAACTCCTGTGAAAACCGAAGCGATAAAAGTTGGATCTATATTCTTTTGTGGAAAGTTTGGGATAGCCACATAGTTTAAAGTTAAAATCCCTCCAGACCAAATCAAGATACCTAATCTGACAAAAGTTGAAAAGATTTCCATCTGTTCTTCTTTGTCTTCAGCGAGTTCTTTGATTTTGCCTAGAGGGCCTTTTTTCTTGACTTCCTCTTTCTTGACTTCTTCAGCCATAATAATACCTGATTGCGGTATTATTTATTAAAAAGGCTTTCCAACTGAAGGAATGGAAGGTGTTGGTGTTGATGGTGATGGTAAACCTACACCACCTCCAGTTAGACCTTCAAGTGCACCACCACCTAAATCTCCAAGGCCACCCGGCATAACCGCTTCGATTATTTTACCTTTGACGTTTTCGATAATCGCATCCTTGCGTATGAATACGTAACCGCCAATACCAATAACGGTGATAGATACAACACCACTTGCAATAGCGATTCCATTTACTATTTTCTGTAACATGATTCTAATGTGTGTACTCTATTTAGTCTTCCATCATAGAACTCATCATGACAACGAAGAGTGTTGTTAAGATTGCTGTTCCTGCTGTTATCTCTAAAAACATTGGTATGATATGTTGAATACTCATCCTACCTCTTGTAATTTCTGTGCGACAGTTTGTTTAGAGATTGGTGCTACGTCATTCAATCCGTTAGCATCGAACCAAGGAGCTGTCTCCCAGTCGAATCCTTCTCCAAATGTATTGTCTGCGTTTGCAACATACCAGTGACATGC